CAACTCGTTCAATCTTTCCGCGTGCTGTGCCGCCTGAAGAATCCCAGGATACGAAGCTGCCGACTGTGTCGACTGCGCGATCCTCTTCTTCGTCCATGTATGTGGAATCTTCCATCGCCATAAATTCGCCCATGATTTGAGCTGCTTTCATAATGTATTCGTGGCCTTCTGAAAGATCGGAGAAAATATTTTCTAGAACTACCTTCGTTTCTGGACTGATGTCGCGGCCTTCTTTGACTGCTTGCATCGCTGCCTTTAATTGTTCCCTGGCTTCTACTGTGGTGGTTGGATAGGCAGGGTAAGTCACGACTGAAACGTCGCCATCTGCAAGTGATAATTCTGTAAGGGTGCGCTCGGTTCTCATATCGTTCCATTTCTGGCGGATCACTCGGAATGCGAAGCTCATCTGGTCAACGTCGCCGCGCTCGACCAGGGTGTAAAGGTCGCGAGCTGCCTGGGTGTCTGGTAGATCGGCGTCCATGTAAAGTCCGGCTTCGTCTTCTTTAAGGCGAAGGGTTCCGTTCTTCGTGCGTGCCAATGGTAGGCCTTCGTGATTGATCAAGAGGCGTACATCTGGTGTTTCCGCCAGGGTCTTTCTGAATGCGCCGGGTGCGATTCTTTCGATGAATGGAAGCGGCACGCTGTCGTTATTGAAGACGGCGGCGTATCCTGAGAGGCGCATGGTTCCGTCTTCTGCCTGGCGTGCCTCTACGTTCTTGATCGTAAAGGTGCGGCGTTCGATTTTCTTTGTCATTTTGCTCCTTGAGTCTTCTTCTGCGTCGAGTGCGTCTATCTTCCTTTGCGCCCAGTTTTGTGCTCGGTCGCTGAAGTTTGAATCTCCGCCCCATAAAAGCCAGGCGACTAATCCTGCGCCTGGGTATCCTGGATCGGATGGGTTGCTGTTCTTCGGCGCTTCGCCGTCGACTTTGTGCCTTGCGAACCAGGGGGCCATCTTCCTGATCTTGTTTTCGGTTATGTTGCCTGCTGCCATGTCGCGAGCTGCTCGCTTGGTTCCTTCGGTCAGCCCATCGCCGCCATGTCCATCGCGTAGATACTGGAGTCCACGCTTTGCATTTGCTTGGATAAATTCTGGAACGCTGAGGTCTACTTGTCTGCTGTCTGTTTTTGATTGCCATGCGTTGCAGTAATAGGCTCCATCAACATAATCATTCCAGCGCTCGCACCAGGCTTTCGTTCCTTCTGTGTTTTGTTTTTCTTCATTGTAGAAGAAACAATTTCCGCATGCTCTTCCTTCTGGTACATCTTCTGAAAGTGCTGGCCTGTAATTGTCGGGAAGTTGCCGCTTGCTTACTTCTCCGCCTGGCTGCATCTCTTCTGCGATCGAAGTGGCCACCATCTGGTCAATTGCATCCTGCTTATTTTCGTGGCATCCGATTGTGGTGTATGTGCCGTCTGCTTCTTCTTTAACGGTTGCCCATCCTGCGCAGTCGCTCTGCTTGTCGCTTATGAAATAAGGCATTTATTTGACCTCATATACTGAAGCTGGATCTCCTGGGTCAATTGTGGAGATCTGTTGCAGCTGGGTTGAAGGTAGGCCTGTGTGGGTCATCTCTGGTAATCCGACGGCTTCTGTTACGGCCTTTGGATCAAAGCCGACCTGGATCAACATCGCCGCGATCTCTGCTCGAAGTTTGAGTCCTACATCTGGCGCATCTGATGCGTCGATGTTCTGGAGTGGCACTCTGAATTGATCTCCGGCGTCGCCGAGTGGCGCTAAATCTTCGACGGCTCGCACGTCATTTAATGATAGGAATCCTTCGCGAAGGCCCTTCGTGTAGGCGTCGAAGCGCTCGAGTGTGGTTCCTCGAAGCAATGCGTCAAGATTAAATTTGATGAAGCCGTCCGGCTCTGGAAGTAATTCGGACATTGATTGTTCGATTCGTTCCAATAATGGGCGAAGTGAATGCTGCACGAATGAAAGGTTCTGCGCTTCAACGCTGGCGAATGACATCGCTCCTGCTACTGGGTGTCCTAGCAGGCTGATTGGCACTCTGAATAATCTGGCAATGTCTTCGACGTTGAATCTTCTGGCTTCTAAGAGCTGCGCGTCTGCTGCGTTAAGTGTCAGCGGTCTAAATTGTGCGCCGCCTGAAAGGATTCCGATCTTGCCTGCGCGGTACGGCCCTGTGTGGGTGATGTTCCAATCGCGGCCGATGTCGCCTGCCTGCTCTTCTGTTAATTCGCCCGGCACTTCAATGACGCCGCCTGGGTTTGCTGCGTTGCCAAAGTATGCGGCTGCGTATGTGTCTGCTGCCATCGCTGCGCCGATTGTGAGTCGAGCTGCTCCGATTGGGCCGAGGCCGTAAAGGGATCCAGGAAGTCTGAAGAGTGGAATGTGTTTCATATCGCGTGACGTCAAAATGCGCGAGAAGGTTCCTTCTGGGTCTTTCATCTTGTAGATGATTGGTTCTCCTGGACGTGGGCGTTCAATGCGAACGTCGTCCGGGTGAATGCAGTAGACCTCTTGTACTTCGTCCATGTCGTCGCGGACTGTAAGAATGAAAGCGTTTCCATGAATGTTAAGCGAAGCGATTATCTGCTCGTAAAATTCTAGGCGTGATGCCTCTGGATTTGGTTTGTTGATCCAGGCTGGTTGCTCTCCGTAAACGTTAGCGTATGAGATTCTGTTTCTTCCGCGTCGCACGTAGGCTGCAAGTGGTAAAGAGGAAATCGTATCGCCGAGCAATCGCACGCATGCATAAACTGTCGACATGCGAATTGCGGAGTCTGCGTTTACATCTATTCCAGATGGGGCCATGAAAGCAGGGCGTCCTGGGATAAGTGGTTCGACCCATTGGCTTTGGTTAGTGTTGACGCGCTTCTGCTCTGCTGCTTTGATTCGCTTCGATAGACTCATCAGTTAGCCTTTTCTGTTATCCATACTAGAAATGTTCCTAGTGTAATTAATGCGATCGGCAATGAGAGCATTGCGATTCCTGTGGTTGCTAATGCTACGCCAGTCACTTCTGCGACGAGTGAGAAATCTATTTTTTTCATTGCGCTCCTAAAGTTGAACCGAGAAGAACCTGGCCACTGGTGGCTTTGGTTCTGGTGGTTGCGTTGCTCTGTCGTATCCGAAGATTGCTGCTACGGCCGCATCGACTTTCCGCTTCGAGCTTGCTTTCGCAACCATAACGCCCCGAGATGATTGCTTCGTGACGCAGTTTGTTATGTGCCTTGCCATTCTTTCATCGCCATCGTGGGTGAAGCTTTGATTCACTACGGCTTCGTAGAATTTTTGCGTTGCTGGAACCATGCGCTCTGCGCTGTTCGGGTAAGAAACGACTGGCATTCCTTGCTCATCTAGAACCATAAAGGTGCGCTGCCATCGCGCCGGGTCGAAGACGATCTCTTTGGTTTGGAAGTTGCTATTTCTGAATGTGTCGATGATCGTCTGTTCGACTTCTGCCACCGGCACGTGCCATCCCTGCTCTGCGTCGTCTGGTCGCTCCCAGATTCCTACAACCATCAGGTGCGGTTTGTCGCCGCCAAGCAGCCAGGCGATTAGCGCGGTGCTGTCGTTTGAGAACGCTCCATCAAATGCGAGGATTACGTCTTCGCCTGGTTCTGGCATTCTCTCTGCGTCGATCAACGCTTCCCATGATCCTGTTGGAAGCCAGGCGGTTGCTGTTGATACGAAGCAATTCGTGCGCTTGGTTCTGAATTCTGCTTCTGGCGTTCTCAAGACTGCGCTCTCGAAATCTTCGGCATCGACGATGTCTGCGAAGCCGGGATTTGATTCAATCCAGAGCTGCTTATCTCGGTGGTCTGCTTCTGGGTTCTTTGGTTCCCACCAGGCGAAGAAGAACGACGGATCTGTAAGTTCTCCCTTTACGAGCTTCTGTCCGTATTGATATAACGAATAGGCGAGGCTGTCCTGGCCGTTTGCTTGCGTCTTTACTCCTGCTGTCGTTATGCCGAGGAGAAGTGAATCGGATCGTGCGCCACCTGCGAGCGACATAACATCCCAGAGTTCGCGGTTTGGCTGTGCGTGGACTTCGTCAAAGATTACGATCGGTGAAGGGTTGAGTCCTTCTTTCGTGTATGCCTCTGCTGAAAGTGCTCGGTAAACGGATCCCTTGTCTTTGTATTCGATTACGTCGCGGTAAAGGGTGAACATCGAAGAAAGTTCCGGGTCAAGTTCAACCATGCGCTTTGCTGTTCCGAATACGATGCGAGCCTGATCTCGATCTGCTGCGCATGAATAAATTTCTGAGCCGTTGCCGCCAAGTGTGAGCGCCGATAATCCCATCGAAGCTGCAAGTGCGCTCTTTCCATTTTTTCTCGCCATGCCGATTAGGGCGACTCTGTGTTTCATCCTGCCATCTGGCCTGCGTGCTAGTGCGTAGTTGAGAAGTTCCTTCTGCCAATCGCGCAGGTGTAAAAGTTCGCCGGCTGGTGCTGCGACGGAGTCTTTGGTTACTCTGCATACGGCTTCTGCAAATTCAGAATATAAAGGGCCGTCACCGCGTTTGCGGTCTGCCAAGTCCACCGGCGTTATCCAACGCGGCGGCCATGATTGTATTTTCTTCTTAGCCACGTGCTCGCGTCATCAGTTCCTGGATGCGAGTCTGTGCTTGCACTTCTGCAAGTCCGAGGCGCGAACGCTCGACCGGGTTGAATGCGATCAATGAAAGCATTGCGGTTATCTGGTGATCGAGGTGGCGCAATGCGACGCGGTCGCGCCATTCTCCACCTCTGAAAACTATCGCTCGAAGTTGAACGCGCTCATCCATCGTTTCGCAGAGAATCATCACGTGTTCGATGTCTGTGGTTGGAGAAATCCATGCGCGTCCTGCTTGCCAGATTCGTTCCCACATCTTCTCGCCTTCTGATCCAAGTGGGCGAAGTGGTTCTGGTGTTTGCTGCGCCATTGGTAATGCGATCAGGTTTGCTTTATCTGGAAGTGGTCGCTTTCCTGGGTTACCAAGTTTGCGCTTCTGCTCGATTGTCTTTGGGGGATTAGGCATTGTCGCTTCCTATGAAATCGTAAGGCTTGCCGGTGAGTTCATTGATTGGAAGAATTCCAGTCAGTTCTTGCCAGCGCTTGCAGATAACGTCTGCGTATATGGGATCCAATTCTACAAGTGCTGCGGTCATTCCGAGTGTGTGAGCTGCTACAAGTGTGGAACCTGATCCGCCAAATGGATCCAGAACAACCGAGTCACGATTCGCCGAGTTGCTCAATATTCGAGTGATGAGGTTGATGGGCTTCATGGTCGGGTGTTCTGAATTTCTGCGTGGACGTGGCTCGCGGATAATTGTCGAAGACTCTCTGGCTGTTTCGATTATCTTTACGAGTTCTGTCTTGCTCAATGTGTCCAAGTCCTTCGTTGCGAAGTCGAGAACGGTTGAGTCGTTGAATGGGCCAAACCAGGGATGTGCTGCTCCTGGTTTCCATCCGTAGATGATTGGTTCATGCTGCCAGTTGTAATCCTGGCGGCTGAGTGTGAAGTTGTCTTTCACCCAGATAAGAATTTGCTTGAGCATAAATCCGGAAGTCTTGAACGCTGATCTGAATGTGACGCTGCTTCCATCTGCGTGGCAGACATAAATCGGGCAGCCCTCTTTCGCGTTTGCGTACATCGCTCCGTAGGTTGCAAGGAGAAACGATTCGAATTCTAAGTCGCTCATCGAGTCGTTCTGAATTGTTAGGTTCTCGTTTGTTCCGCCGGTGTATGCGACGTTGTATGGCGGATCGGTGAAGATGCAATCTGCAAGTTTGCCGCCGAGTGCCTTGTTTATAATTTCCGGGTTTGTTGAATCTCCAACAACGAGGCGATGCGGCCCGAGGATCCATGTGTCGCCTTCGATGCTGTGCGCGGTTCTTGACTTTACTGGTGCTGCATCTAAGTCGCCGGCCATTGGAATCTCTTCGACCGGAATCTTGAGAATCTCTGCGATCGCTTCCTGGCTGTAGCCGGCGTCGCTTACTAATTCTGGGTCAACGTTTACGAGCTGCGCGATCATCTCTCGAAGCGCGTCTTCGTCGTAGGTTCCAAGCTCGGCGGTTCGGTTATCGGCCAGTGCGAATGCGTGGGCTGTGTTGTCATCGTCGTCTGTCCAAACGACGGCGATCTCACTCCAGCCGAGTTGCTTGGCTGCTTGCCATGTGTGGTTGCCGGCGATGATGGTTCCGTCGCTGTGTTTGGCAACGATCGGCTTGCGCTGGCCGAAGCGCTCGAGCGACCGGGCAACGGCCGCGATGTCGCCCCTGCGTGGATTGCCGGGCAGTGTGTGCAAGTCGTCGATTGGCGTGGCCAAGCTCTTCAGACTTTCGTTGATCATATTTTCCCCCTTGTTTGGATTCTATCGTGCCGGCCCCTGAAAACTCCTGAACTGCGACGGTGCGCGTTCTCGGGGCGTCGGGGTGAACCGCCCCCTTGCG